GATCGAAACAGGCACGCGCTGCCGGATGGAATGGCTCTCGTCCATCCATGACAAGGCGACACGGGCACGCGGGTTCCAGTCACGGTCTGCAATGGGCGAAGTGAGCCTGAAAGACGACGACACAGGCGAGCGGGTTCTCAATCAACTGATCGCGTTTCCCGCCGGCAAGCATGACGACGCGGTGGACGTGTGCGGAATGATCGGCCGGGCGCTTGATATGGCTCACCCCGCAATCGTCCCGGTTCAGACGCCGAAAGACAAGACGTTCAGCGACTACAAGCCCAGACAAGGAGGCGGAGAATCATGGCGAGTTTGAAGCTGACAACGCCTCCCGAGCCAATGCCGGGCGAAGACAAGTTCGACGGCAAGGGCATCGAGACCTACAAGCGCTGGTTCCAGAACGCAGAGGAGACGCACCAGAAAGCGCGTGCGTTGGCGCACAGGGACCGCGACTGGTACGACAACTATGACGACGGCCAATGGGACGAGCGCGAGAAGCAGATCCTGATCCGCCGGGGCCAGCCGGTTGTCACGATGAACCGCATCAAGCGCAAGGTGAACTTCCTGTGCGGCATCGAGCAAAAGTCACGCTCTGATCCGAAGGCCTACCCACGCAAGCCGCAGAACACGGATCAGGCCCAGGTTGCGACAGATGTGCTGGACTACATCGAGCATACGGTGCGCTTCGATAACATTGCGTCGGCCTCGTTCAAGTCCCTCTGCATCGAAGGCATTGCAGCGGTTGATGTGTGCTACGAGGCAGACGAAGGCGCCTCTGGCATCGTGGCGAAGGAAATCGACTTTGATCAGTTCTTCTATGACCCGCGCTCGCGCCGGCCGGACTACAGCGACGCGCGGTATCTGGGATACCACAACTGGTACGACCTTGATGACGCGCTGGCGATGTTTCCGGACAATGAGGAAGCTGCGGCGGCGCTGAAGGGCTCACTGTCCAGCGAAGTCACCGACGAAGGTTATGACGACAAGCCGAGGTTCCGGTGGGGCGATGCTGAACGCCAAAGGGTGCGGGTCGCCTGCATGTACTGGAAGGACGCCAGCGCGCAGTGGAACTACGTCTACTTTGCCGGCGGCGGAATCATCGAGGAAGGCGCGAGCAAGTACCTGACGGACAAGGGCAAGACCGATTGCCCGATCATTGCGGCGTCTGCCTATGTGACGCGCGAGAATGAGCGATACGGCACTGTGCGCGACATGATCAGCCCTCAGTCCGAGATGAACTATCGCCGGTCGATGGCGCTGTTCCTGATGAAGAACCGCCGCGTGTGGTCTGCCGCGGGGGTGTTCAACCCGGACCAGAACATCAAGGAAGAGATTGCACGGGCTGACGCGCACATCATTGCGAACGGCCAGTTCGGGACAGAATGGGGCTTCATCGAAAGCCAGTCCGAGGTGGCGCAGAACTTCGAGCTTCTTCAGGACGCCAAAGGCGAGATCGACGTGCAGGGTCCGAACGCAGGACTTCAGGGCCGGGGCGTCGAACAGCAATCCGGCCGCGCGATCCAGGCGCAACAGAACGCGGGCCTCGCCGAAGAGAACACGCTGTTCGACACGCACAACGACTGGAAGCTCAGGGTTTACCGCGCGTTCTGGGCAAGGGCGAAGCAGTTCTGGACCGAGGAGATGTTTATCCGGATCTCGGACGAGGACGCACCGGGCGGTGCAAGGTTCACGCCGGTGAATGCCAGCCCGCAAGCTGCGATGGCTGCGCAAGGCCCGCAGCCGATGATGCAGGGCCAGCCGCAGCAGCCTCCGCAGCCGATGGGCATTCCCAACATGGGCATGGGGCCACAGCCTGTTATGCCGCCGATGCCGCAGATGGGTGGTCAGCCTGACATGATGGCGATGATGGGCGGCATGGGAATGCCGGGCATGGAACCGCCAAAGGTCAACGCGCTGGCCGAGATGGATGTGGACATCGTGATCGAAGCTGCGCCGGATATGCTGACGCTCCAGCATGAACAGTTCGAGCAGCTTGCCGACATGGCAGGCAAGGGCGTTCCGATTCCGCCGGACGTGCTTCTGGAAGCCAGCCAGATCAAGAACAAGAAGAAGCTGATCGAGCGCCTGAAGCAGGAAATGGACGTCAACGCGAAGCTCCAGCAGGCGATGCAGCAGATCGAGCAGATGCAGAAAGCCTTGCAGGCCCAGGACGCGCAGAAGGCGCAGGCCGAAGCGCAGAAGGCTCAGCTTGAAATGTCCCGCCTGCAAATGGAGACACAGGCCGAGGGCCAACGTTCGCAGATCGAGCTTCAGAAGGAAGGCATGGCTGCGCAGATCAAGGGCGTCGAGCTGGAGATCAAGCAGGCCGAATTGCAACTGAAGCAGCGCGAAATGGGCCTGAAGGCCGAAGAGATGCAACTGCGCCGCGAAGAGATGATCATGAACGCCCAGATGGGCGAGCAGCAGGCAACCGCCGGCAAGGAACAGGCTGGCCGGCAGGACAGGACCGGCGAGGCCTTGGGCATGGGTCTGCAAGCCCTCGCACAGGCCATGAGCAAACCAAAGACCATCAAACGCGGGCCGGACGGCCGGGCAATCGGAGTTGAATAATGTCTAAGGGTAACACGTTCGAGAACGACCTCCTACTTTTGATCTTTAACGCCACGGCGATTGCCAACATCGCCGACAACGCAGCCTCGTCGCCGCTGACGAACCTTTACGTTTCGCTGCATTCGTCTGATCCTGGCGAAGCGGGCAACCAGACCACCAACGAGGTGGCGTACACGTCTTACGCGCGTGTCGCTGTCGCTCGCTCTGGGTCGGGCTGGACGGTGACCGGCAACGCGGTGACCAACGCTGCACTGATCCAGTTCCCCCAGTGTACGGGGTCGAGCGTCACTGCCACGCACTTTGCGATTGGCACGGCAGCGTCATCGACGGGCAAGATCCTTTACAAAGGCGCGCTGAGTGCCTCGCTCGCCATTTCGTCCGGCATCCAGCCTCAATTCGGGGCCGGTGACCTCGACGGCACGGAAGACTGATGCCGATCATCATCCACTATCGATGCCCCGAGTGTGGGATTGAAGTGCGCGCCGAAGAAGGCGAGGCGCACCGGGCGTGTCTGTGCGTGGGTGAATATGAGGCAGTGATCGAAACGCCGCCGGAGCCAGAAGAATGACGGGGTTTCTCAATCATCGTGAGCTGATCGAGGCCGTCGAGGGCGGGCAGACGACCGTGTTTGGGTTCCGTAAGGCACCGACGCAGGTCACCGGCACGAACATCTGGTTCGACCTGTCGATGTCGCCCGGCAATCCGGTGCCAAACTATTACGCGGCAGCGCCTCTGGCGTCCAAGCGGCTGGCGCAATCAAGTGACGGCGGCATTTTCCACGGAGCAGCGCCTGGGATTGGCAGGACCAAGCACCTGCGCCGGCTGATGGCCCTTGTCTCGACGCCGACGACTGCTTTGCCTTTGCCCATGATCCTCTGCGATTACCTGCTGTATTATCCGTTCGTGGACATGAGCAGCACGGACGCGCAGATCATGACGCAATCGGAGAGCCTGACGCGGTACACGGACGGTGCCGGGGTCAAGATCATGGCGGTCGAGGTGGCATCGCAGATCGGCGGCGTACAGTTCAACGTGACGTACACGAACAGCGCGGGTGTTGCTGGCCGGGTCACTCCGAACGTGACGTGTAATACGCAGACCACTGTGGGCACGATCATTACGACAGCCGCTGCAACGGTTGGGTGTGCTGGGCCTTTCCTGCCCCTTCAGGCGGGTGACACCGGGGTGCGATCCATCGAGGCCTGCACGTTCCTGACCGGGGATGTGGGGCTGGTGTCGCTCGTGCTGGTCAAGCCGCTTGCAACGCTGGGGGTCTATGACCTGCAAGCCCCTGCGGAAAAAGACTTCGTGCTGGATAATCCGGCAACCCTGCCTCGGATCGAGGACGACGCATACCTGAACCTGATTTGCTTACCATCGGGGTCAATCGCGTCGGGGCAAATCTTGGGCACAATAGAAACGGTTTGGAATTGAAATGGCTGGCTTTTCGTCTCTTGATAACCTGATCTCCAACGTGTCCAACTCGGGCAAGTTCTTCAGGGCTGACTGGAACAAGAACCACGCGACCGCTGGTACGGTCGTCGCAGGTTCGTGGCAATCACTGCTGACCGGCGCAGGCAACCCGCCTGCCAACACGCTGATTGGTTCGGGTGTCACCCTCGTCGAGAAGCCGCTGTACGATTTTCAGGCAACGCATGGCAGCATCCAGCACGGCGGCGCAGTCGCAGCGGCGTACACGGATTACAAGGTTCTCCTGAATGCCAGCGCGTACAGCGCAGCGGCAACGACGATGCCAGCGGTGGCAATGCTGTGCGATTTCATCAGCACGACGACGTTGACGAACGCCACGATCAGCACGACCGGGACGAAGACGCTGGCGAACACTGAGAACGTCACGTTCTCGTCTTCGTCGGGCCTGCTGATGACGACCGTCAACGATTACGACACGTTCACGCCCGTCCGGTTCACAACGACGGGCGCGCTTCCTACCGGCCTCGCAATCAACACCACGTATTGGACAATCCGCGTCTCCGCGACGACATCCCGCCTTGCCACATCCCTGAGCAATGCCATTGCCAGCACAGCCATTGCGTTCACGGATGCGGGTTCGGGCACCAATACGCTGACGTTTTATAACCCGCGCTATGGTGACGGGGCAGGCGTGCAAGCCTTCCTCGTGGCCAGCACAGCGGGCACAGCGGGCACGACGACGTTCCAGCTCACCTACACCAACTCGGCTGGCACAGGTTCGCGGACGACACCGTCCAGCCCTGCGCTGCCGACGAACAATGCGACGGCGCCGATCTTCGGCATTCCGTACAGCGGGACAGGCTCGGGCAAGTTTGGCCCGTTCATGCCGCTGGCTGCGGGAGATGGCGGCATCCGGTCGATCCAGAACATTATTCTGGCATCGTCTGGTGTCACGGCTGGGGTCTACAACTTGGTCAAGGCAAGGCCGCTGATGACGCTGCCCATGACCACAATTGGCGTAGCGGCAGAGCGCGATCTGGTGAACCAGTTGCCATCCATGCCGCGCATCTATGACGGCGCATGCCTTGGCTGGCTGATCTATGCGGGCGCGGCGATACCAAACAACTCGGCATTCTACGGGCATCTGGATTTTGGCTGGAGCTGATGGCGCTGCTCGGTAATTATACCCTCGCGTCAAAGTCGCCAGGCCGCTCGTTCGCGGGAAATTCGACAGCGCACGCTTCGGGGCTTGGGCAATTTACCCCGCAAGCCCCTTCGATGTGGAGCAATGCAGGGCCTAGACGAAACTTCGCCTTGCAAAACATGGCGACGACGGCGCGGGTGTTGACATCAAGGCCCGAAGGATACGCGGGCGCCGGATACATGCTGCCGATCACGGGCGGCGGGATTTCCTCGCACAACGCCGCCAACGGCGTCACAGCATGGTCAGGAGCCATTGTAGCAGGCCGCAATATTGCGGGGACGTTCGACGGGGCAGCCGCGTTCACGGGCACAGGCGCGCTCGTGGTGTCCGGTGTCGGTGCATTTGCTGGGGTCGGTGCATTCACCGGCAACGTCACGGCTGCCCTGAATGGCACAGCAACATTTGACGGCATCGCAGCCTTTGCAGGCACCCTGCTCGCCAAAGGCAACATGCTGGGCACGTTCGCAGGCGAGGCAAGTTTCGGGGCGATTGAATACGCGGTGGGGTCCATGTCGGGCAGTTTCGCCCCGGCTATCACACTGGAAGCCCAGGGGTTCAGCCAATACCTGCTGGATCAGGAAGACATCGAAACGGGCCTGACATTCCGCGAGGCGCTGAAACTGATTGCAGCGGCGACGGCGGGCACATTGAGCGGTGGAGGGTCTTCCACAGTGACCATCAAGAGCGCGGTTGACGATACGAAGGACCGGATCGTGGCGACGGTGGACAGCCAAGGCAACCGCACGGCCATTGTCTACGACCTGACATGAGCAACATATTTGCGTCGGAGTTCTGGCGGAGCCTGTATTTTGTCGGCATGGGCGGGCAGGCGACAGAGGCTGACGCTAACGCAATGTTTGGTCTGTTTACGGGGTTTGCCTCGTTTTCGGGCACGTTGTCTGCGGAAGCGGTCAGCACACAGACGGCGCGGCGCGGCAAGGATGAAGGCAGGCGCAGGCTGCCGCCGGTCAAGACTTACGTTGAATGGTCGAAGCAGAAGATCAGGGACATCGCACGGCGCGAAGATGAACTTTTCAGCGCCCTTCTGGACAAGTCGTCAGAGCCGGCTGCGCTGCCGATCGCAGAGAAAAAGGGCCTTGATTACGAAGCGGAACTGAACCGGATCAACGACCTTCTGCTGAAAGCGATGGCTGCATCGGCGGATGATGCGAGGCGCAAACAGGAACAGGCGCTCCGGTCAGCAGCGAAGAAGGCCAAGGTCATTCCGCCTGATACCGCGGCAGAAACCCGCGCAATGGTCGTCTGGCTGGCGAAGCGCGCTGAATGGCTGCGCGAGCAGGAAGCCGCCGACGAGGAAGAGATCGAGATTTTGCTTCTGGCAGCCTAGCCGGAAGCCAATGCCGCCGCCGGGCTCACGGGCGTTTGCTGGCCGCCGCAGTTAACGGGCGTTGGAGATGACACATGAATAAGGGAAACGACTTTCTCGATGAGTTTGCCGATGCAGACCTGCCGGATGCAATCGAGCCTGCCCCTGAACCGCAAATGGAGCCCGCTGGAAGCGGACGCCAGCGCGGACCAGATGGCAAGTTCGTCAAAGCTGAAGCGCAGAGACAAGCAGAGCAAGCGGAAAAGGGCGCAAAAGAAGCCGCGCAAGCGGAAGTCAGCGAGCCGCCATCGTATGACGACGAGCAAGGCACTGTTCCGATCCATGTTCTGAAAGCGCTCCGCAAGGAGAACCAGGAACTGAAGGCCCGCATGGGCCAGCAAGCACAACCGAAGGCGCCGGAATTTACAGGCCCCCAGGTTGCTTTCGAGCAAGACCCCCGAAGCTACCTTGAACAGACCCTGCACGCCCAGAAGATGCAGATGTCGATGTTCATGGCAACGCAGCAGAATGACGAGACCACAGTGCAGGAAGCATGGGGCGCCTTTGACGAGGCGTGCCGTGTTGACCCTGCGGTTTCGGCATACAGCTACACGCTGCTCCAGCATCCCCACCCGATGGGCGAACTGGTCAAGTGGTACCGGGAACAGACGGACCTTCGCGCACTCCGGGAAGCCGGCAGCATCGAGGCCCTCGTGCAACAGCGCATGGCACAGATGAGCGGGCAGGCCCCGGCTCAGTCAGCCATGCGCAAGAACGTGCCGGTGTCCCTTGCGGGCACAGGCAAGGCACGCAGCTCGGAAGCAAATTCTGGAGAGCTTGACGGGTTCGACGCCCTGTTCAAACGCTAATCACAAGGAAACCAGGCGATGGCCTACACAACACCAAGCACAGAACTGATCCTGAAGAAGTGGGAAACCGACTACTTCGCAGAATATGTCCGTGAATCGGGCTTTGCCCCATACATGGGCACCGGCATTT